TCGCCCACGTCGCCCAAGCTACGGTGACGACGACTATCACCGGCACGCGCCCGTGATCATCATTCATCCGCCCAACATCAACTGGGGCGGCGGCAGTCATCCAAGCGGCAGTTGGGGCGGCTATGGTGGCAGTAGCGGCAGGCCGGGCGGCGGCACTGACGCCCAGGACAATCGTCCGAACTGGGAGAAGAATGCCGACCAGAACCGGCCAAAGGGCGAGTGGGGTTCGCCAAGTAATCCGGGTTACGGAGGACGCCAATGAAGCTTTGGTTGCTGACAGCGGCGGCATTGATCGTTCTGTCAGTGCCCGCCGACGCACGCTCGCGATGCCAATACTTTAACGACGGTCGCGAACCTTTGTGCTGGACGACGCAAGACGGGGGTTACGACCCCTATATCGACGGTCGTGATCGCCAGGATTTTTCTTGGCATCGTCGCATGGAAGACATGCGTCGCCGCGAGCAAATGCGCCGCGATGCAGAGGACGAAGGGCGCAGCCAATGGCGGAATGACGGCTTCAGAACTAATTCCGGCATTTTGGTCTCGCCGTTTGTTCCGGGCTCGAATCAAGACCGCGCTTGGCACGACGAGCGCCGCAGACGCGGCATCGAGTAAGTTGGAACTGAATCACGCGGGGTTATGAAACCCCGCGTGGTTCAGCCGACATACTTCTGAATGATCAACGTCGTCTGCCCGCCGCCGTTGCTGCTGGCATCCACGATTTCGAACTCACCCAGCGGCGCGCCGTTGCAGTCATGTGGGATCACAACGTGATCGCCTTGCTGCGGCAATACAGAGAATTCCGCATCGAGGATATCAAACAGATTGCGCTGGGTGGAAATGATCGAATTGTCCTCAGCCACCACATCGAGCGATTGTGTGCTGAAGATGCCGCGCTCTGTGTAAGCCCCTGCCATCGGGTTTGAGATGATCGGATAGAACGTCGCGGGCACCGAGAACGTATTCATTGCCGGCAGATAAACCGTCGTTGAGAAGTTGACTGCCATGGTCAGCACTCCAGCCGCGTATAGTGCGTTAGCAATGCCGCTACCGTGCTATCCATGCCCTGCCCCGCAACCCCCATGGTCTTGGCGATGATTGTATTTGGGTCGAAGAACATAACTCGGGCGTCGCGGTGGCTGATGGATCTGATGCCCGCCGTCTGTGCCTGCATGCTGCGGATGCGTTCATTGCGCACCAGCACAGCGGCTGCATGCTTGAGCGGCCCTGGCGCATCGTCCGGCAATTTGTAGCCGCCGCTGTACGTGACCTGAATCGGTTCAGTGACGCCGCTCAACAATTCGATCTTGCCGGAACCTTCCTCGACTTCGTAATTGCTGGGATCAACCACTGTGCCGCGCGGCACTTCGACGATCTCAACGTCGCTTTCCTTGACCGGCCAATGGCTGAGGAAAATCCGGTTCGATGACAGCGTCAGGTCACTGCGCCATGTCTCCCGCATTTCCTCATAAGCGAACGGTCGATTGTTGCAATGAACGCCAATCGCCATCGAGATGTTGGTGATCCAGAATTGCATTTGCGCATCTTCTTCTGGCGTGAACGTCGTGGTGAGGCCAAGCATGGTCTTGGCTTCATCGAGCGTCAGAAAATCCCAATTGGTCGCTGGCGTCAGGACTTTGATGATGCGATCAGCCATCAGCGTGTCTCGATCTTGAAGTTTGCCGCCATCCAGCAATCGAACATGCCGCGCAGTTCGATGGCCTCGCATTGCCGTCCGTCCGACAGGATCGGCGTGATGGTGTAGTTCTCGTGGTCGATCTCCCAGCCGACGATGCTGACACCGTCCTGGCCGGGCTCGCCTTTGGGTCCCTGCGTGCCGCGATCTCCGGGCTCGCCCTTCATGCCGCGATTGCCCCTGGCCGCCATGCCTTGCCAGTCCTCGCCAGGGCATGGCCCCGGATCGTCCTTACAGGCGATGAAGCTCGCGCCGTCTTTCGCCACGATGTCCAAAAAGCGATATTCGCCTTCGGGATTGTAGGTGCCCCGGATATGCGGCGTGCGGGCATCGACGCCCTTGATCGCCAGCACGATCCAATCCGCGTGCGGGGGCGCGGTGCCGGTGTCACAGCGGGCTTGGAACGTGCCCGCCGGATGCGCGACGACGTCGCCCTCGTAGTAAACTTTTCCGGTCTCATGGAACTTCACCACCGGCAGCTTGCCGGGCGGACCCTCTGGCCCGCGCTCGCCGGCTTCGCCCTGGTCACCCGGCTCGCCCTGGTCACCCTTCTCGCCCTTCTCGCCCCGGGTACCGACCGGCCCGATGTCGCCCCGCATTCCCGGGGGACCCATCTTGCCTTCCGGGCCCTGGTCGCCCACAGCGCCTTGCTCGCCGCGTTCGCCGGGCTCGCCCTTCTCTCCACGCAGCCCAGGCTCGCCACGCTCACCAGCGACGCCCTGAAGCCCGCGCGGTCCAAACCGGCCAGGGGTCCCGCGCAAGCCGGGCTCGCCCCGCTCGCCGCGTGGTCCCGCTGGCCCGGGCTCGCCGGTCGTAGCCATCCCCGCCTCACCGGGCTCGCCCTTGTCGCCTTTGTCGCCCTTCAGTCCTGGCTCGCCTTGCGGACCTTGCGGCCCAGGCTCGCCGGGATTGCCCATCAGTCCGGCCATCCCGCGTTCACCGGAATCGCCCTTCTCACCGCGCGCGCCCGGGATGCCCATGCGCCCGGGACTGCCGCGCAAGCCTGCTGGTCCTTGCAGTCCCTGCGGACCCGGCTCGCCCTGGCGGCCGGCCTCACCGGGCGGCCCAAGCTCGCCTATACCTTTTTCGCCTTGGGGGCCGGGCTCGCCTTGCGGACCTGCGGGCCCTTGCTCGCCAGCCTGACCTTGCCGGCCGGCTGGGCCTTCGCTGCCGTCTTTGCCGTCTTTGCCATTGAGTCCGTCCTTTCCGTCTTTCAGTTCTGCTAGCCGTTGTTTGATCATGTCGCCGAATTCGCCGGCCAGCGTGCTGATCTCCAGCTTCAATTCGGCGATTATCTGTTTCGCCTGCGCCTCGATCAGGGCACGCTCGCGCGCCCACTGTTCGCGTTCAGTCGCAACGACTGCCGCCAGCGCATGTCGAAAGACATCAATTTGGTAATCGTGGTCGTCCGATTCGGTCTGCAAGGCTGAGGATGTTTCTGACTTCTCGATGAATGTCATGTTGCTTGGCCTTCGGTGGGGCGCCCTCTGAAGGTTTCGGCTGCGGCGGCTGGGCAGGCGGTCCAGGCGCAGGCGGCGGATGCGGACCAGTTGTTTGACCGGGAGCGCCCGGAGCGGGAATTGCACCAGCCGCGCTGAGCGGGACCACTTGTTGTTGAAGTCTCGGCTCGTCCCCAAATTTTACGTGGTCAAGACCTTCGGTCTCGCGGGCTTCATTCGGAGCAAATATCCCCCCTTGAACGCCCCGGGCCAGCGCATCGATGCGATCCTTCATTGCTGATCGCAGCAGCGCTGCCGTGTCAAACTCGACATATTCGTCGGGCGGCCCCTTCAGATCAAACAACAAGCCAAACGCTTCCTCGATATGGTTGAGCGCGAAACCCAGACCGGTTGCGATCCAGCTTTGCATCAGCATTTCAGTCGATGAATAAGTGGTGCCGCCGATGCCGAGAATTTGCAGCGGCACACGGAACGCCAGCGCGATCCGTTGCTCGCTGATCTTCATCACTTCGGCAAGCTGCGCATCCTTGGCGCTGGTCGATAGGAACTGCGGTTTTAACCCTGCGGTCAGGATCGGCGTGCCGCCGGCTCCCAGCCCTTTGCTCTGTTCGTTCCAGCGGTCGCGCACGAATTGCAGTTGATCCTTGTCGAGTACAAGATCCGTGGTCAGCACTGCCGATGGTCGTGCTTGATTGGTGTAATAGGCCATTTGTTGCTTGGTCATCGCACTGCTGGCGGCGATGTCATCGAGTGCCGCCATCAGCGGACTCTCACCAATCAACGGAAACGGAAACCGGCGATTGACGTGTAATCGGATATGCAGCACGTCGCGCGCGGGCACCAGTAACGGTTCTTCCGCGCCGAACCGGTAATCGATGACGTTATTGCCGGCCAAGTGATAGAAGATTTCGCCAGTCGTCGCCAACCGTGGGAACGAACGGCGCGGATCCATCAGATGAAGCTCGTTGATCTCGTAGCGGTCATTGCGCAGCGCCAGCGCATAGGCATTGCCTTCAGCATAAAGCGAGCGCGTGGCATTCAACATGAAATCAGAGATTGATTGATATTCGTTGGGATAGCGCAGGATGCGGGACAGCCCAGAAGTGCTGACGCGGTCGCGGCCTTTCTTGGTGTTGAGTTTCCAGTGCGTCCCCGGGCACATCGCCACGGTCTGCGCGTAGGCTGAGATGCATGCTTCAACAATTGCTGAATTTGTGACGCCGTAGATGGGATCGTATCCCATCTGCCACCAATTCATATTGGTGCCCCAGTCACCAAGCCAGCCGCCAGTGACGGGGAGTCTGAAAGGCGGCCCATGTGGTTCTCCCTCAGCCTTACGGATGAGGGAGCCCACAATACGCAACATGAGTTGCTTGGCGTTCATTCCGAAGCGCGACTGGCACGCGTTGTATAGCCAGCCTGTGCCGGTTTGGCTTCGGCTGTCTTGGTCTCTTTCTTGGCACCCGAACCGCCGACAACCATGCCTTCGTCGGGATCGCTGCC